CATGGAGGTTTAGGCTCATTGTTCAGCGGTGTGCATAGTAATTGTCCGGGCTTCATTTTAGGAAAATACCATTTGACATCTTGATAGACATCAATGATGTCAATGTCATAGAACTCGGGTCTAAAACTGCTTAACGGATTAAAAATAAAAGTTCTAAATCCTCGATCATTTAGACTAGTTAATGGAATAATTTCCATCTCGGGACCTTCTGGATCGCCAACAATGGTGCACCAATCTAACGGCATATTAACAGTATATGGTCCTACTTTTAGTACTGCCGCAGGTGCTGTAAAACTTTCCAAGAAAATTAATGGAATATGAAAGTAGTCAGGATTTTGATTGTCGCTGTTATCTAAAACCGCAAATCTTAAATCATCATCTACTTCCTCTGGTAAGTCGTTTAAGTGATATATTTTATTTTCTAATGTTAAAATTTGCATTAGTATTTTACCTTTTCAATAGCGAACGGATATTTCGCCTCTTTGTAGAATTTCTTTCGTTCAGTAAGATGTCTCTTTGCATATTTCGTTGCCGCAGTAATATCCCAGATCTGTACGAAGTCTTTGTCGTCTGCTTTTCTAATGCCTCGCCCAATAGACTGTATAACTCTTGTAAAGCTCTTTCCGGCTTCCACCATAACCAGATTAAAAATACGAGGGATATTAATACCCACAGCGGCCACACCATAAGTCGCCACAATAATCTTGTTGTCAGCAGTTTTAACTTCATCGTATTCTTCTTTTCTGTCTTTAGTTTTTACTTCACCAGAAATAAAAACTGCATCTGGTATGTTCTCTACAATTATACGCCCGGTTTCAATTCTGTCAACCAAGACTAGTGTATTTCCGCTTTCTGCAATACCCTTTATCAGTTTGCTCATCCAGGTAATACGATCTTTGTCAGTAACTAGGTATTTTAGTTCAGCTGGATAACTTTCAAACTCTTTCCATTCAGCTGTTTGAATAACATTCACATGACATGCGCTCAATACACCTTTTTCTTGAAGTTCGTGTGCGGCAACTTTATGAACAACTTCGCCTAGTCCGGCGCGAATATTCATAAATTCAATGTCTTCTTTAGGTACTGTTCCAGTTAGTCCCCAACGAATTGAACAGTTGGCAAGATTTTGTGTCAATAGTTTCTTCAACACATCTGCCTTGGCCATATGAACTTCATCGACAATAACTGTCTGAACACCATTGAGAAATTCTGCCAATGTTAGGATGTCATCATCAGTGGTATTTTTAGATTTTTTGTCTAAAATATTCAAACTTTGCCAAGTGCAGATAGTATGTGTTTTATCTAGATCTTTTCTATCTCCGTAATACACACCTACGTCAAGCTGACAGTTGATAAAATCTTCCTCTGTTTGTTCAACAAGACTTTTGTTAGGAACAATGGTTATTGTTCGACCGTATTTTTCACAAATTTTGCTCAAAGTTGCGGTGGTAATAGTCTTGCCAAAACCAGTAGCAATCTCTTGAATACATTGAGGATTCTCTAAAAACTTATTGACTACCTCAACTTGGTCATCGCGTAGTCGAATGGGTTCTCCTGCAAAACGATGTCCTTCAGGCCAGCATAGCTCACCCCAAAAATCTTCAGAAATTTTCTCAAATTTTAGCTCAACTGGGATACGATGATCTTCAAGTACTGGATCATATCCTTGACGTATGAGCTCTTCAATAACCTCAGGAAGGATGCTCATATAAGTAGTGCCGCCTAGACCAAAGAAACTGGTACAACCATCCCACCTACCTAATTTGTACGCTGGTAGGTAACGAGCTTTTTGGTCAAAAAACTTGAATTTCTTGACCAGATCCTTTCGAGTGTCTAGGTCAAGGTTTTCAATTTTAACATTGACCTCGTCTTTGATTACAATTTTACAATAGGCCAAACTGATATCCTGTTTTATTCTTATCTGTATATCTTATAACATCCGGGCGATTATCTAAGTAGGTGCTGATGCTGTAATGTACCCCTGACAAACTGCCTAAATTTAGTATTAGTTTAAAATCTATGCCAGATTTAATCAATGGCTTAGGAATCTTTTGACTAACAAAAACTACCTTGGTATTTTCGTCCAATGGGTTATTTAAATTTTCTTGTTTAATAAATTCATTCAATAAGTTGCCTGTACTGTTAGGCAATCTAAACAACACACTGATGTCTTTTTCCGGAATTCCCTGCTTTTTTAACCACAGTGTCCAGGCCTTTAATGAAAAGAATTCATTATATCCTGGAATAACAATCAAAGCTGGCAAATTGTATTTGAACAGGGTTGATAGTTGATCAACGGGATTTTCATTCAGGTCAAATTCTAGACTATTCGGTCTCGATTCTTGCAAAAATGAAGTCAAAACAGGCGAAAAATTTGCATTTTCCATTAATTTTTCAACATTTTCGTCCCATGTTGAAATTCCGTAGTATTTGGCCAGTAATAGTGTTTCTGCAACATCATTAGATGTTGGTTGTGGAATGGAATGATGAGTATTGATGAATGAAAACTTTTCACCGTCATGCACTACCATAGGCAAATGGTCTTCAATTTTCTCTAAAATTTTAGAAATTTCGTCAAAATAGCGAGCAAACTCTTCATCCACTGTAAAGCCGAGATTTACAATGTTGTAGGCAATCCAATGGATGTTAGATTCTTCGAGAGCAAACTTCCATACCTTGTTATCAGCGTCCCACTCACAAAGTTTCATGTGATGCAGGTCCCTATATTTTCTGATTTTTGACACCAGATCTTCGTTATAGGGGAATTTTACCACAATTTCCTTGTCTCGAACACTAATGCTCTTTTCATAGGTCGCTGGTTCGACTATGGGAAATCTAAATTCCGGATTGTCTAGTGCATCATGTGCATCTGCACCTAAGTACATGGCCAATTGGTTCCTGTATTTTTGACAAAGTCTCAAAACAAGAGCTCGTTGCTTCTCAGTAAATCCTTTTCCGATAGAGGGATTTTGAGCCAAGCTGGTAACAACCTTCTTATCCATGTCCCAGAGAGAAATTTCTGGGTCGAACATGTATTGTCCAGAGTTCCCAAGCCTGCAAATTAGGTCTTCGATGTATAGTTTCATGATTATATCGTCACATCTTCCATACCTGCTGTACGGAGTTTAATAATATTGCTTACCTGCCACTGTTTAATGTCTAGTCCCTTGATTATACCTAACCATTGGTTGCGTAGTAGAGCAAATTCGTTGATGATTTTCTCCATATCAACAACATCTGCTTCACCTTCGACGTATTTTTCAACATCTCTTGAGCTTAATGCTCTCTGATAGTTTTCTAAATATTTTTTAAACGTCTTAGACTTGAGTCGTCGCAACTCTATGTTCAAATATTCAAGGATACCTTCAATTTCTTGGAGTTGATTGAATCTATGTGCTACAATGCCTGGCAAAGAAGCAGAGGCCTTCTCCACGTTTCCGTAGATCTTGACCTCTTTCTTAGCTTCTTCTAACTCAGAGTAGTAATAATCAATACAGCCTGGTAAGTGAGCAATATCTTTGCTTACTTTGCTGTACCAATTCATTAATAATCCTCGTCTTCGTCGTAGTAATCGCCTTCGGCCTCGTCTTCGCTCCACTCAGCTTGCTCATCAACTACTGCTTTGATGGCAATGTCGAGATGCGGGTCATAACCCATGAGCGCTTCGAGTGCAGGAACTTCAATATCTTTACCTAAAAGGTAATCGACATACTGATGTGCCGCTACTTCTTTGTTTTTGTCTGAGATATACTCGCGGAAAGTATCCCAGATCTCCATGATTAGACTTTCATCCATTATGCTTCCTCGGTTACTTCATCTGTTGGAGCAGGAACAACGATTGTTTCGTCCCACTCGTCCATAATGACCTTTAATTTATCTTCTGTCCAGTTTTTACGAAATTCTGAATGAACTTCGCCGGTCTCTTTGCTTACATATTGTAGCTTATTTCCGCTTTTTGTCAAGACACCTTTTGCTTCAAACAGATCAACTAGTCCGCTTGTAGGACTCATACCTGTTGTATAAGGAATCTCAACCTGAACAGCTTCAAAAGGTTTGGCATATCGTGTTTTCATGATTTTACATGCTGAACGAATACCATGTACTTCAGAAGTTTTGTTGCCGTCTGCATCAACTTTGAGTTTGAGCTTACGCATAGCAACAACAATGGAACTGGCATAGATAAAGCCTTGTCCACCGCTGATCTTATCGTCTGGGTCAAACATGTCTTGGCTTGCGTATGTGTGATTGGTACATACCAAACCAACATTATACGAACCAAACATATTAACACAGTTACGAACCAATGCAGTCAATGCCTTAGGCTTACGGCCCATGTCACCTTTTAGGTCGCCCGCTTCAAACTGATTCAAGTCAGTGGGGGTCAGTAACATACCAAGACTGTCTATGACAAACAAAACTTTGGGACGTTCTTCCTGAGGCATTGCCTTGTACTCTTTCATGAATTCACTAATGGTTTTTGCCACGTCGTCAATCATAGCCATGTTGAGTTTTAGCAACTTATTATCGCTTGTATCTACACCTAGCGCCTCTAACCATGCTTGGTCAAGTGCGTTTTCGCTATCAACTAAGATAACATAGATGCCCTGCTCTTGTGCGTTCTTGATAATGTTTCCGGAACAGATATACGATTTACCTGCGCCAGATTCGCCTGCAAACACTGTAACTTTGCCAAGGGGGACTCCCTTGTTGAAGTCCCCCGAGATCAAATAGTTAAGAGCATAATTTCCTGTACTGATCCAGTCAGTAGGGTCGTTAAATCCAATACCTAAGCCGTCGATAGACTTAGTGATAGATTTACGGAACTTAGAAATGTCAAATGCTTTAGCCATATTGACCTCCTAAATTATTGACCAGAACGGGCTTTGATTTTTGCTAGGATGTCCTGAGCACGGCTGGATGCTTCACTACCACCAGAACTTGCCGGAGCAGGTGCAGCCGCCTTTGGTTCTTCCCAAGGTGCGTCATCTGCGCTTTCTGCTACTGGAGCAGATGCAGGTGCTGCCTTTGGAGCAGCCGCAGGAGCAGAAGAACCTGCTGGTGCATTGTAGCCGCTTGGTTTGAAGTATTGACCCCAGCGATCCATGTCAAATGCTTCGCCATCGACTGATGCTTCAAACATTTCTTTCATGACTTTGAGTTCAACTTCACCTGGCTTCTTAGGCAAGAAGTCCTTGAGATTGAAGGCGCCGTACTGAGTAAGAGCCGACTGTTCTTCATCATTTAGGGCACGTTCGCGACGAGCCCAGTTGGATGTAGAGTAGTCTGCGTATCCGCCCTTGCTAGTTTTAACAATGCGGAAATCAACACCGCGAAGGGTGTCTGTTGGCAATTCTTCCATATCAGGGTCAAGCAGAGCTGCCTTGATGATGTTGAAGATTTGACTACCGATGATGAATCGGCGAATTGGATTTTCTGGAAGTTTTCCATCTTCCTTGTACTGGCTATCAACTACAAAGCCTTGGAAGAGGTAGCTCTTCTTTTTCCAGTATTTACGACCCATTTCTTCTAGGCTCTTGTCCTTGAACCAAGGACGAACTTCTGTAAGAATAGGACATGTTTCGCCCCACATTTCCATACATGGGACTTGCACAGTCACAGGCTTGGAATTGGCTTCGCCTTTAACTCCGGCGAATGGCAATTTGATCATTGCACGTTCGATCCAGAAGAAAGTGTTGTTAGGGTCTGCATCCGCGACAAAACGAACTGTTGCTGTTTGTCCTTCTGCGATATTCCAATGGGGGTAAATTGCGTTGTCTCCGCCGGTCGAGCCACCGCCGTTTTGTTGAGATGCTTGTTGAAGTTTTGCTCTAATTTCTGCTAAAGTTGCCATAATGATTTTCCTTAAAATATTTTTATTATGCCTCTTCTTTAAAGCCCACTGACTAAAAAGAAAAACTGTGCATGTGTTTAGTATGCACAGTTTTATTTATCATTGCAACCTAAATGGCGTAAATTATTGACTAGGTTCTGCCAACATATGATAATGAAGATCGTACATTTCTTTACCATTATGTTTGCCGTCAAATATCCTATACGGCTCGCCTGCATATCCCGGAAACTTATATTCAGTTACAACATAACCAAGATCGTTTAAGAAATTTACCACCTCTTCGTATTTGGCATCGTTGAAGTACATGTGAAAATGGAATTCGATTGCTAGTGTAGGTTTGAATTGTTTGATGAATTCTTTACCACCTAAGATAACATCTAAGTCGCTACCTTCAGTGTCAATTTTTACCAGCACTCTATCTCCAGCAGTTGCTTCTGTAATCAAACTGTCGAGTGTAATAGTTTTGATATTTTCTTCGGATCGGTCGAGTTCGGAATATAAATCTTTTCCAAATACAGAAAATTGACCAGAATCAGCTGATGGTGTGTGGATTGATTTTTCCACTCCAAGTTCATTTGAACAGATATTTTTTAAGAACTTAACCTTATTCTGCTGATCATTTATTTTGATTTTGGCGGCATCCATTGCTTCTGATGATGGCTCAACAAAAACAATTTTCTTGTAATCATCATATACTGCGGACGACCACATGCCTACATTTCCGCCAATGTCAATAAACAGATCGCCGTGAAAATCGTACTCAAACGATTCTAATTTTTTAATCATAAGACCTCACAAATTTTATATAATTATCTTGTGAGGTCTGCTTGATTTAAATTTTTGAAAGTCCAGCTAGACGTTTAATATCTTCAAATTGTTGAGTCACTGCCTGCTGGCCACGCATTGCTTCAGTCTTAGCTTGCATTTGCTCAACATATTTCTCAACCAATTTACCAACATGGTCGCCAAATTGCTTGCCAGCCATTATACCTAGCTCAGTTGGACCCTTACGCCACTCACCTAACCCTTGTTCAGCGGCGTGTTTATTGTAGAAAGGTTTGATAAATTCTACAATTTCTTTCATAGACGGAGTATGACCCTCTGGCTTGCTTTCTGCATTTTCCATGTCTTCCCCCTCTTCGGGCATTTCTTTGTCCATGTGTCCTAGCTCGCCCAGTGTATCGGAAACAAAGTCTTCGTCGTAACTGATCATGTATCTTGCCTGTTTTGGACTCATATTAAATTCTTTTATTAGAATCATTCCAATGGCACTAATTAGATCGTCTTCTTTTGCCGAATCGTATTTGATACCTTTATCAAACAAAATTTTTGCCACTTGATAGCTTGTACGATCTTCTGGAGATTCTGCTACTGGTTGTTGCGGTGCCGCAGCTGGATCTACTGCTGGTGCAGGTGCCGCAGCTGGATCTACTGCTGGTTCCGGTGCGGGTGTCGCAGGCTGTACCTGTTGGCCTGCACCTAATTCGGCAGCAGCTTCGGGATCGTCTTTCATTAACCAGGACATGATAATTTCTTTAGGATCACCTTCTGGATTCAATTCTGCGTTTGCTGCCAATGCCTTTTCTAATGTTTCATTATGAACGCCGATTCCCTGTAGTGCTTCGATTGCACCAGTTGCATCTGGACCGCCGTAAGTTAGGCCGCTGTCTAATAAATCTTTAAGAGCCATAATTGTGTCTGGCTCCAATGTTCCTTCGGTGATTGAAACTGCCCAAGATTCAAATGCGGCAAATGCATCAACAGAATCGTCGTCCATTGTTTCATCTAAGTTATCAAATGATTGTGCTACCTGTGTGAGATCAATTTCTCCTGCTTCTTGCATAATTTTATGAATTAGAGGGAAATATTGAGTTAGATCTTCTTTAAAATTCTTTTGTGTAAATTTGTCTTTGTAGTCTTCCATAGTTGCTTGGTCAAGTACAAAACCATCATCTTCGTTAGGCTGTAGTTCAGACATCCACTGCTCGTAAAACTTTTGTCCGCTTAGGCATTCGATAGTTTTTCTAAGCTCGTTTAACTTACCCTGGCTGCGTTCTAAAATTTCATTTACTTCTGTGTTCATTCCGTCGTGGTGTCCAACGTGACGTTTGAACGCAACTAATTGACTAACTTTTTCACTTAGATTAATAATTTCTTTACCTGCTTCGTCATAAGGACGACCGCCATTGGCTACATGGCGTTGCATAGCCTTTGCACCGGCTAAGTGAATGAACGGATATTTAAAACGCTCACCGTCTGCATTTTCGATGTATAGTGCGTTAATGTTACGGCTTCTTGCACCTTTTTGTGTTTCATCGATTGCTTTAGAGTGTCGTACAATTAGACGTGTATTTTCTAATTTTCTCATGCTGGTCTTTGGACCACGTGCAATCATTGCAGATTCGTTCATAGTATTTTCCTTAGTTCCTGTTTGTGCAAGATACTGAAAGTCATTCTTGTTCAAATTACTCTTAGTAATATCTCGTGTGTCAAAACGCAACATTCTGCGTTTGGCAAAATATCGCATTTCTCTTAAAAATTCGTACCACTCATTAAGTGTAACTGTATCAACGTCTTCTGTAATTCCCTGGCTGTAGAAGATTTTTAATGTTCCTAGCTCATGAATAGAAACGCTGACACGACCTAGATTGTTGCCTTCAATGACAAAATCAAAGTCAAAAAATCGTGCGTCTTTGGGGTTAGTTGTAACAGTACCCTGATCGTCGCCCATCTCTAAATTAGTGAAACGGCCGCGAACTTTGTCAAAAACGTCTTGTGCAATAAATTCAATGATGTTCATTAGCGTATTTATTAAAAATGTGATACAAAGATCGGCATGGGCAGATCCGCTTCGTCTAGCGCCCTGTCCTCGATCATTTTCTCATAAACTGTAGGATCCCAGTCGCCTAGCAAACTAATCATACGTACTGCTAGCAATAAACTAGATACAAGATCGTCGTGCTCATTAACTTTAGCTTCAAAACTAACGCCGTTGGCAATATAAGTTTTTAACTCACTAATTAATGCCTTACTTTTAATTTTTAAGCGTTTTTGCTCCACGAGCTGTTTTAACTTGGCACAGGCCGCAATCTTACTAACGTTTGTTGTGTTAAACCCCCTACGGAATCTACGAACATGTCCTTTCTTAATAGGCTCGCTCATAAACATACCCGGAATAGTTTCTTCACCCATCTCGTTGATAGCAACTAGAGCAGCTTCTCCTACAGTATTGTTTTCTACAGAATAATAGATCTGTCCTCGATTTTCTGATTTAGCGCATTCGCCGTCAATGTACCGACAAATTTCCCGCATGATTCTAACTTGTTGTTGCACAGGAGTAGTATTATGATTCCACTCTCCTACTTGCTCAAAGCTAGGAACTTCAATGATCTGAATAGCAGCGTAGTCGCCGCCTGTACCTAAACTAGGATCAAGAGAAACAACATAGAGACTGTCTGGTCTAATCTTTTTATACCATCGAACCTGACCCATTTTCATCATCGGATCAACACCCTCAAGATCTGACAATGTAATACTGTTAATTAACGTCTCATCAAAAATCAAGAATTCGCACTCGTGTTCGCGACGGAAACGTTCTTCTCCGATACGTGATCTTTCTGTATTTGCCCACTCCTCGTCTCGATCAGGATGTTCGCTCCAGTGTGCTCTAAAGGGGAAGAATCCGTTACGACCTACATCTTGTTCATTGCCAAATTCGTCAAAGCGTTTATTTGCTTCTTTCCAAATAGTAGCAAATTGATCTTCGTCTGAGTTAGGAGTAGAAGTGATAATAGCTTTACCACCAGTCGCTAGCGTAGGCGAAATAGAAGTCCAGAATTCTGTAGCAATGTTTGGTTCAACGAATGCAAATTCGTCAGCGTATAGTAATGATAGCGACAAACCTCGACCGGTCGTTGGTGTAGTTGTTTGTGCAATAATACGACTACCGTTATCAAATTCAATACTTTGTTTGTTATAGCTCTTAACACCGCATCGAATATGATCCGGACATAGCTCGTATGCGTATCGAATACGCGACATAATTTCTTGAGCACCGGTGTATTTGTGGGCCGCAACAAGAATTGTCGAATCTGGGGTGAACATCGCATACCACAACAGATAACCCGC